GGGTTGGTCAGGTCTTCAACGAACTCCACCACGATCATGACGCGGGCCTGCACCAGCGCTGCGCCGTCGGGCCGGGGGCCAATGTCGCGCCCGATGTACATCACCTTGGACACCGTGCCGCCCAGGGTGGCATCGCCCGCGAAGATGGCGCGCTTCATGTCGCGGATCATCTTGTGCGCCTGGTCGTTGGGGTTGTCGGGGTCGCACTTGTCGTAGGCGTCGAGCACGTAAGCCTGCTGCACCAGCACCAGCGGGATGCGCCCAGGCCGGTCTTTGGGGTCGTCGTCGCCTTCAAAAATCACCGCGCACGGCGGGGCATCGTCAGCGGGTATCTTGCGCCGCCCGCGCTTCACGTCTCGGCCAATGTCGGTCTCAAAACCGTTGGCCAGCCGAATGCCGGTGATGCGCTCCGCAATGGCGCTGGCGATGTCGCCAGCTTTGGTGTACGTGGTCATTCCATGGCCTTTTTCAGTGCTTTGTCTGCCATGTCGGACAGGGCTTTTTCCAAGTCGTCGGTCACTTGGCCTTCAATGTCGGCTGATGCCACGCGGAACAGTTGGTAGACCGATGGCCCCTTGCGGGATTTGATTTTGCCAGCCCGGTTGCGTGCAAACACCAGTGGATTGCCCTCGCTGTCGTTGATGCCTGGCAGGGTGAAGCCGCGCTCAATGCCTTTTCGGCTTGAACGCTTGACCTCGACCGACATACCGGCTTTTTTCTGGTCAACAGGGATTCCTCGGGCTTTGTCGCCAATCCGCACAGTCCAGTCGCCGTCTTCCCATCTACCGAACTTCTTGCCCATCGCCTGAATTTTGGCGTTTGACCAGTTTACCGGCTTGGTTTCTTGCATGGCACCGTAGTGCGATAAGCCTGTCACAAAACCACGCCCACCAAAAGCTGTGATTTTTGCGGTTGGAAGCTGAGCGGTGGCTGGCTGAATTGCCATCCTGTCCTGAACATAAGCGTCCGTCAGGTTGATGGTGCGCAGCATGCGCGTGCGGGCCAAATCGTAGGCATCGTTGGCCGTGTCGTTGATGACTTGAACGGTCAGCGCCCCAAGCTGTTCAGCGGTCAGGTTGCCCAGCTTCTTTGCGGCCTCCTGGACCAGCCTGCTGTCAACCTTGATCTCAATCATGGCGCAACTGGCAGCAGAATGAATCGCTTGTTGAAGCCGTTGTTGCCCATCTGCACATCCAGCTTGTAGGTTCCGTCCGGGTGTGTGATCGTGTCGCCCACCTTGGGGTCGTGCTCAGCCCCAATGGTGGCCACGGACCGCTCCAACACCATCAGGCCATCGTCGCCGGTGACTTGAACGCCGTGCTCGATGTTGACCCGGCAAGCCACCGTGCCGCGTAAAGTGGAGTCCTCACCCAACAGGGCAAGAACTGTGCCACTCATGCGCTGAAAGATGGATCGGGACATCAGGAGGCGGCTGCCGACACCTTGATCACCGCTTCTGGCAGCGAGCAGAAGTTGATCGGGTTGGATTGCGATTCCAGCGCGATACCCTTGTTGAACCCCATGGGCTCTTGCTTGGCGTAGTACGGCAAGCCCTCGGTGTTGACCGTTTCCATGTAGTCGGCTGGAGCGTAGGCGGTCTGGAACAGGCCGGTGACACCCAGCGGGTAGGCGTAGGCCAGGCCGTCGGCAATGAACTGGGTGGAGCCAACGCCGCCAGCGTACTCTTCAAACACCACACCAGCGAACTCGAACGCGGTGCCGCTTTGATCGGTTCGGGCATAGGAGTTCTGGTTGTACAGCTCGAAGGCTTTTTCCACCGTGGTGTGGCCGGTCAGGTCGTCAAAAAACGACTGGCTGCACAGCACGCGGACACCCGTGAAGCTGCGGCCACCCAGAGCGGCGGCAATCTTGCGCTTGATCTGGATCACCAACTGCTTGACCTTGGTGGTCGTGGTGCCCAGGGCCATGAACTGCGTTTGCTGCGTCTTGTTGAACGCGGTGTACATGTCCATGAGAACCGTGGTGCCGTCAGCGTCCAGAATCTGGCCTTTGATGGCGCCGATTCTGTGGTATTCCAGCGTCACGTCCAACTGCGCCTTCATCTTGACCAGCTTGGTGCGAACACGGTTGACAGCGGCCTCCACCTCGGTTTCGCTGCCGAATGCGCGGATGCCCTGCACCTCATCGGCCAGCATGGCACCTCTCTGTGGCAAATGGATAGCCTGCACCGAGATCAGCGAACGACCGTCCAGGGTGACGGGTTCACCCACGCTGCCGCGTGCAGCAGCCGACACCAGTTTGAGGCTGGAGCCTTCGCGCTCGAGCATCATCGAGGTGGTGGGGATGCCGTACTCTTGGAACAAGCCGGTGTCGCCGATGCGGGTTTGCACCTTGGGAATGTCCACGATGGTGGCGGACAGGCTGGAAACGCTGAAGGCGTCGTTGTTGAAAATGTCAAAGGTGGCCATGTGATGTGCTCCGTGTTGTCTGGGTTGCTGGTTTAGACCGTGCCGCGCACGATGACGCCTTTGTCGGCAAGTTGGGCGGTGGCCGTGGCATCCAGCCCGACCAGGGTGCTGCGGATCACTTCGCAGTCACGAACGAAACCGACAGCCTTGGCATCGCCGGTGGCGGCTGGCAGCGGGCTGTAAAGAATCGCGTCGGCAGGGCCTGCGGCGGCGTTGGCTGTGTAGGGGATGTACTTGCCATTGCCTGCGGCCACGGCGATGGTGAACTCATCCCCCGCCACAGCAGCAGTGCCGCCAGCGGTCAGCGTGAATCCCATGCCCGCCTTGCTGAATGCCACGCCCGTGGTGCCGGTGCCGATCTTGACGCCCTTGGGGTCTTCAACATCGAACTTGGTGGCGGCGGTGAAGGTGAGCTTGTAGTGGCCAGGAATGGCCGCTGCGCCCACGGTGATGGTGCCAAACGTGGGGTTTCCGGTGTTGCCTGCGGTGGCTGCCGTGGTGGCGGCCCCAGTGTCGCCGCTCATGGTGAGCACGGTGCCCGACGCCAGGGCGGTGCCGGTTTGCGTGACGACAATGTTTTCCCGGCTGCGCTGGCCGGATGCCTCCGACAAAACGAACTCGGCGGGGCGGTAGGTGGCGCTGGTGATGATGGCCATGGTGGTGTACCTTTACTTTTTCGATTGAGATTGGTGAGACGCCCAGATAGCGGCGGTGGACTTGGGCTTGGTTGTCGCCTGCATCGTGGCGGGGTCGAGTTTTCTCACGGTGCTGGTGTGTACGTCTTCCTCCGCAAAGGCTGCAACAATCTCGGCTCGGACCTCGGCCAGCGTCTTGTTGGCCCGGATGGCAGGGCCTGCGGCTTCGGGCTTTTTGGCGTATTGGCACAGCGCGACAATCTCGCTGGCGGTCTTGATGCGGGTCTGCGCCATGTCCAGCGTGTCGCAGGTGATTGCCATGTGGGCGGCAAAATCCTTGAGGTTGGACTTGATGGCCAGGTCATGGATGGCGGTGGCAACAGGGCTGCCCGGGATGACCTCAGGCTCCGGCTCGCCGTCCTGCTGTGCTTGCGCATAGATGGCGCGCACGCTCTCGGGCAGGTCAGCCCGCGTCATGTCGAACGATGCGGTGGCCTTGATTTCTGGTGTCACCACGGTGGCCAGGCCCATCTCCACAGCTTCGTCGGCGGTCAGCCAGGTGTCCTTGGACAGCATCTCGGCCACTTCGTCGTCGGTCAGCTTGGAATTGCTGGTGTACACCGTGCGCGCACCTGCTGCGATCTTGTCCAGAATATCTGCCATTTCGCGGTGATCTTCTGCGGTGCCGCCGCCGTAGTTGGCCGGGTTGTGCACCATCAGCATGGTGTTCTTGGGCATTTCTCGCACATCACCGGCTGCAAACACCACGGTCGCCGCGCTGGCTGCCACACCCATGACCTTGGTGGTCACGGTCTTTCCAGAACTGCGCAGCATGTTGTACATGGNNAGCCCGGCNAAGTANTCNCCACCGGGCGAGTTGATCTCNACNACGATCTCTTTGGCGGTGATGGCGCTCANGCTGGNTTGNAAGTCTTTGGCCTGGGTGCCCCANAANCCAATTTCGTCCATGATGGACAGGCTGCCCGGCTTTTCAGCGGGTGCCGAGTTGAATACGAAACATGGGCGCATCTGCACTCCTTTGATTGCTTATGTCAAAGTGTGAAATCTCGCCGCGTTTTTGGCCTGCGGTACTTTTTCGCCTTGCTCTCAGCGCCCCAGGTAGCTGCTGGTTGAAACCCTGCGCGGCCTGGGTTTGCGCTTCACCGGGGCCACGGAAATGACGGCTTCTTTTTGCACATCCTCGTCGCCCGCCTCGCGCAGCGTGCGCCGGTCTTCCGCGCTGATTACGTCGCTGTTTCGGTCCAACGGGGCAAGCCAGTCCACAACCTTGTTCCAGTCGGTGATTTTGTCCAGGCCCAGCCGGATGATGCCCGCCGCGATCATGCGGCACAGATCAAACGATTCGTTGCGCTTGCGAATCTGGGTCCACACCCCGGATTTGCTGCGCACCTCGGCGCCCAGCTCATCAAAGAACGCTTGGGGCAGCCAGCCGCCCGGGTTGGTTTCTGGATGGCGTGGCTCTGGGAAGTGCAGGTACCCGGCGCCGGTGCCGTCTCGTTTTAGGCCGGTGGCCACAATGTCCGATAGCAAATTTGGGTTGCACGAGTTGAGCGGAATGTCTCCTTTGTCGGCGGTTCCGCGCTTGCCCACCATGGTTTCTCTCAGCACAGGTGCGGTTTTGGCGCTGGCGCCTTTGTAGAGCATGACGCGGCGGGCCAGCCCCAGCTTTCGCACGCGGCGGTACCAGGCGTAGGCGTTGGCGGTCACGCCGTCTTCGCCCCCGGTATCCACCACCACCATCTTGATGCGCATTTCACGGCCTTCGGTGGGCGTGCGGTAGGTGGACAGCAGGAGTTTCTTGGTCAACTCATCCCAGTCCTCGGGGTAGGCTGCGGGGTCGATGGGCGCGAACTCAGCCCCCAGCCCAGGGCGTGCGCTCAGTTTGATCTCGAAACGGTCCACCAGCCACTGCTCGCGGAACGCGCCCACCGCGTGCACCTGCACCACGAACCGGCTGGTGCTTCCGCCTTGCACGTCCACGGCAGCCACCAGGGTTCTGGCCTGCGCTGGCACCACGTAGCGCTGCAGCTTTTCGGCGCGGTCTTGCGGTGAGCGCGGCTGGCTGGCTTGGGCTTCCAGCAGGTGGCGGCTCATGTACGGCATGCCCTGGTCGGTGTTGACCGTGGTTTTCAGGGTTTCCTCTGAGCCCGTCAAGGCGTACTCTTTGAGGCCCTGCAGGTATCGGCTTATCAGCGACTTCCAAGACTGGTAGGTGGCTGCTACGCCGCCCATCCAATACCCGGCGATGGTGGATGTCATGGCGGTGCCGTGCACCTTGCCGTGCTTGTCCAGAGTCAGGCCGTCTTGCAGCCATACGCCGCGCTGGTTCATGGCGGTCTTGTGCTTGGCCGGTATCTCGGACCCACAGTGCGGGCAAACGATGCGCCGCCCGTACTGCGCGGCAATGCTTTCGATATTGGCCGACCGGATGGTCTCAAGCAACAGCTCTTCACGCGGCAGGCTGAACAGCGACAGGCCGGGCGCAGCCTCGAAGTGCTCGCTGCAATCCGGGCACTGCCAATACCAGCGGCGGCGGTCGCTTCGGTTGTAGATGCCCACGACGCCACCCACCGGGGGTGCTTCGTGTGCGGTGGCTGCGCGCCAATGGGGGTCGGTCAGCTCGATGCCAGGGCTGGATTCGGCCAGGCACATGCCCCGGCTCAGAAATGTCTGGGTTCGCTTTTTGGCCAGGTCAAACAGCGGGCCTTCGCCGTCCACGTTGTCTGCGTTGGCGATTCGGTCCAGGTCGGTGATGGCCACGTAACGGTAGGTCGATCCCGACACGTTGGACACCGTGGGCCACGCAATGCGCAGCCACATGCCATGTCGGAACATCACGTCGTGGGTGTTCATGTCGGCAGACGATCCGCTGAGCATGGCTCCGATTTTCGGGCTGTTGCGGATGGCTCGGCTCACGTCGGTTTTGCTGAACTCGCGGGCCTTGTCCTGGCTCATTTGGATGAACAGCATGTCGCCTGGGTCGTTCACCACCGTGTGTGCCATCCACCCCAGCAGCAGGCCCGCCGTCTTGCCGGTGCGCGCTGGGCCGACGAAAACCACGGCCTCGTGCTGCCTGCTGGCCAGCATGTTCATGGGCTCCACCATGTACGGGGTTTCGCTGGCGTCCCATGGCCCAGCGTAGCCGCCCGGCTGCTTGATGACGAGGTTGTCTTTGGCCCCGGTGCTCACCGTGGTTCGGCGCGGCGGTCGGAGGGCTTGGTAGCCGCCGCAAATGTCGGCCAGGGCAATGCGCTCTTGATGCGCAGCGTTTTGCAATAGGTTCATTCTTTGGGTGCGTGCAATGTTTCAAGGGCCAGCGACAAATCGGTCAGCACCGCGTCAACGGTCAATTCAATTTGCTCAGCAACGGCGGGATCAAGCCCCAGCTTTCGCTCCAGGTTGTCCGACAGGGAGCGCAACGATTGCGCCGTCATGGCAAATGCCGTTGCTGCTGCCACCTGAACCGCTTGGCGAGAAACGACTTCACCCAATTCAAGCTGGTAGGCCAATTCGCTGCGCTCGCGTTTTGACTTTTCGTGCAGCGCCCGCTCTTCCTCGTAATCAGCCCGCTCTTTGGGCATCACGTAATCGGCAGGCTTTCGACCAGCGCCTTTGCGCGCACCGCCGCGCATGGATGTAGCCATTACGCCGCGTCCTTTCGCTGNTTCTCCAGATACCCCATNAGGGACGATGCCCGGATGAAGCGGCGGCCACGCGCACCCAGCAGCAGGATTTCAACACCCGGCATATCGCCGTTTTCCACGGCTGACACAAACAGCTTGGGCGTGAGGCCCGCCACTTCAGCGGCTTTGGCAAGTGGCCACAGATGGGCGCACGATGTTGGGGTGGATTCTGGGCTTGACATGCCGCCAGTTTGCAGAGCGGCATGTTCTTTGGTCCTGCGGTACTTTTTCGCTCAGTTCAGTCCCTGAGATGCTCTACGATCCCTGAAAGCACTTTAGATGCTTTTAGATGCTCTACGTGACCTGAGAGTCCCTACAGTCCCTGAGATGCTTTTAGATGCTTTTCATTCCCGAAAATCTCAAAAACTCTCAAGCCTCGGGCCTCTTTGCGCC